GCTCCTTGAGCCTCCGCAATCAATTCAGCCGCTTGGGTACAGGAGATGTTTGCCATGAGATTTTAGAACGGATGCGAAGTGATGAACCAAGCCGTTCCGTTCGAAATGATGGTAATCGAATTCCACTGCGGAGATAGCACATGCGTCGCCGCGCCATCAATCGTCTCGCTCGCATAGGCATCAACCGTCACCGTGTTCGCACCGGCATTGATGCGCTTGAAAACGTAGATACGACCAGCAACAAGGGCCGCCGGAGGCAGCGTCAATGTAATCGCGCCAGCCGTCGCATCGCAGGTCAGGAAGTAATCGCCGCTCACCACGCTCCCGCTCGCTGTCACCGACCGATACGCACCGCGTGTCGCGCCACCGCCCTGAAGATACGTCGCAATGCGGTTCTCCAGCGCCAGCTTGGCCAACTCAACCTCCCACGGAGAGCGACATCCCAGCGACGCCGCCTCGTTAATGAGCGTTGCCGCCTCGTCGCATGTGATGTTTGGCATATCGTTTTAGAGTGAGTTATTAGGCCATCGGACCACGTCCGCGCTGCATCACCTCGGCGATAAAACCACCGCCGCCGGGAGCCGCACCTTCCTCTACCTCCATCTCCTCCTCCTCGCCACGCTCGGCCAGCTTCTTGCCCTTGGATTTCTTCTCGTATCCGGGAATAGCCACGCCATCAATTTCGATAAACTCGGCCTTACCGTTCTTGCCAAGGACAATCGTCGCCATCGTCTGGAACGCTTCACCTTCAGCGAGGTTTTCAGGAATCTCAACGCCTTCTGGGAGAGTAAAACTCGGCATACGGGGAGCATTACTCCATGTATTGGGATGTCAACGCCTATCCGAGTAGCAGGCAATAAAAAACCCGCCACCAACTTTTCGGGAAGGTGACGGGGTGCCTCACAACGAGGCGCTTTACAAGACATTCAACCCACTGATCCAACGCGGCAACAATTGTCGCGTCACTGACATCCTGCAACAGGAATTTTAGCGCCTTTGGAAATATTCTCGAACGCGGTTAGAGGCTGAAGATTCGTCCAGTGGCAAAGCCTCTTTATCTCGTCCACCGACTTGGATGAAATCAGCGGGACAATGTGGTCGATGTGCCAGTGCTTTCCATAGTTCTGCCAAGTCATGCCATCCTTGAACTTAGATTCAAGATGCTTCCGAAGATCATCCTTCGAGCAACCGATGATTTTAAAGCTGCTCATCTCTCCTTTTTGACCAGCGTCCAGATACCGTCGTATCGAGCGGCGCATTGAGTTGGCCATTCGAGCTATCGGATTATTGGCGCGACGATTTGCTAACGACTTAGCGATTTTGTCTCGGTTTTCAACGCCGTACTTTTGCTTGGCCAACTTAATCTTTGCCGCGTTTTTCTGGCGGTAAAGACGCCTTCTTTCAAAAATTGCAGCAGCGTTTTTAAGGCGATATTCGCGCTGAACTTCAGCGTACTCCACTTTTCTGGACGTGTATCGATTCTTCAGCCTTTCGTTGTTTTTCTCACGATTTGAATCAAAAACATCCTGCGTAACCCAGTATTGAAACGGACTTCCATCAGGGTTTTTCCCGCAAAAACCCCAGAAAATCATTCCGTCTTCTCGCTTAGTTCCTCTTGATAAGTGCATAAAAATCCCGCCACAGCGTAAACCGTGACGGGATTTGCGTCAATCACCTAAGCTCACATTACGAGCAGATGATCTGGGTCAAACTGCCTGTGCAACGACGGAAGATGATCGTCATTCCTTGGTTAGTGAAGATAGGCTCCGGGGCATGAATGAACTCAGCATAATGCTGACCCTTCTTGTCCAGAGGATCGGGGCAATCAGTGTTGAGCTTGTAAGCACCAGTCACCCACTGCCACTCGCCCATGTAGTTGGTCGGCATCCACGCCAAATCGCCAACGCGGTTCACAGGACGCACGATGTGCGACTTGAACACATACGGAGTCACGATGAACGCGGCCTCGTACGCGGCGGTCGTCCAGCTCGGATTGACGCTGAACACAGTACCCTTCGTACCGGAAGAGCTGGTGAACGGCTGAACCAGCGTGTACTTGCCGCCAGCGTAGCTGTACCGGGGAGGGAACAAATTCGGCACATGCCGGAAGTTCTTGATAACCCGGTTCGCGCCGATTCGCTTGAGCAACTCCGCACCAGCGCCAGCACCCATCTCAGCCTGACGAATATCCTCGCGGAACGCAGGATTGTTCTGAGCGATACGCTGCGAAGCTTCCAAGCCGATGTACAACGGGAACACTGGGCCGTCGCTTGAGTAGCTGATGAAACCAGAGCTATCAGGATTCGTGGCACCATTACGAATGAGGGTGGCAGCAGCGACATCGAGCATCTCCTGAGTCAACTCAGAGGTAGACTGATTGAGCGCCTGACCAGCAGATCCGGTCTGAATCCACGGCAACTCATTCACGCCGGACGGAATCGTCTCGACCTGAGTGAAGGACGAGTCGGCCACTGCCTTGATGGCATACTTGGCGAACATATTCTGATAGCGAGTCTCCCAAGAACGCTGCGCACGGATGGACAGCTTCTCCAAGTACACGCGCAAGAACGCCTCGACGCGATGATCAAAGGTCAGGTCATCCTTACAGAGCAACGGACCTTTCAGCGCGAAACGCTCGGGACTCCAAGTAACAGCATTATAGCCGACCGGAACGTCATTGTAGGTGACATCGCAAGCGCCAGCGTTTTCGCCACTGGCAAGGGTGATGGCCGACCATTCCTCTGCCGCAGTCGGCTCGATGGAAGTGGTGGTGAACGAGGTCTGGGTCAAACCCGTACCTTGAGGATACTCGCCGCGCTCAATCATATTGAGCCACATCGAGCGGTACGAGGCGCGTTTATAGACGTCCTGCGCGAGCGACTCAGTCGCTACGGCGAAGGCGTTGAAGACATTGGTACAAGCCATGAGAAGTAAAATTAAACCGACGTTATCTGCATTTGGTAGGCCATTCTATCCATCCATCAAACGATAGCGGACTAGCTTACCTTCTACTTTTGCGGAGCGTCATCGCCGCTTAGACAGTTTTGCAGTGGCTGACCAAGCCTCCGCCTTGCTTAAGGTCGATGAGCGAGGGATACATTTTATGTATCACGAGTCAATCAGAATATATCTACCTCGTCTGTCAGTTCTGACTGATCTGCCATGTAGCTTTTGTGTCCTCCAAGTAGGCCAAGCTTGTGTGGCTGGATGATATGCTCCCTCGCGATGAAGCCTCGGAACGTATACGGACCGGGGAATTGTCCAGTCATCAGCGCATAGTAATCCACGCCCAGCGTTTTGACGCCCTTGCGCGAATCGACCAGCAGCTTGCCGCCATCATACTTGGTCGTCTTCACATCGATGCGAATACCCGGAGGAGGAGGAATAACTGCGTCGTAGAGCGGATGCGGAGGCTCACGATCCGTATCAATGTCGGGATAGACATTAAATAGCTTACAGAAAGCAATCTCTCCGCATACGCCCTCAAGATCAACAGTCGCAGGGTCATCCGCGCTAATCTTCAAATTCGTAGTGTTGAAATGACGATTATTGCCGTTGCGATTCTTGGCCACAAAGTGGGCCAACTTCCTCTCAGCTTGATTGAGAGAAATAACTTGACCAATTTTAATTTTACTTAACATGGTCAAAAAGGCGGAAAATTTTTGAGGGGGGTATCGTAAACGAAGCCACCCCGCAAAGGGGGTGCCACCCTCTACGTCAATAAGCATGCCATTCTGCCAGAAAACAATCCTTTTCACCCATTAGATTAACTTATCCAAGCCATAAGCAACCCAGCGTTGCACAATGTGTGTTATCTTCACTTCAAACCGGATTCGTCACGACAACCTCGTTGAACCGATCCGGCATAGAACCCAGCAGATTAATCGAGACTGAGGTACTCTCACCAGCCTCCGACCAACCGAACACAAGCGCAGAGCGTTTCGAAACGCTGTTCAGTATCGTCTCGCGCAGTCCTTCGTCTTTCAGGCCGTCTAACGCATAGCTGTCGACTCTTTCGAGCGTGCTGGCGGCATCGGCGGCTAGTTTCGAACGGACAAGCGCGGATAACGCTTCAAGACTCTTTTCTGTCTTTACAGAAATTTCTGAAACAGAAATCGATTTCGCCTCCCGTCTCAATTTCGTCAGGCCTTCTCTCTCTGCCCGTTTCTGTAAAGTCGCTTTCTTCGCCCTTAGTTTGTCCGCAATAGTTCCCCAGTCGCTTCCGGCAAGGTACAGGCCGCGCGCTGTTTTCCACTGGTCATCTGTCAATTTCATCTGTCGGAAGCTTACAGACGGCCTGACGGCCCGACAAGCGCGCTGACGACAAGCTGACGACAAGCGCGAAATCCCCAGTAAATCCGGCCTTTTTCCACCCTGCAAAACTTTTTAAAACTTTTTCTTTGACTTTTTCCACCTTCCACTCTAGTCTGTCCGCCGTGAACAAAACGCTGCGTCAAAAAACCCTGTCCGTTGTGGCTATGGCCGCTTTCTACGCCGTCCTAAGCTACGCGTTTTACTGGTTTTTCTTCGCTTCTCAACTCTAAACCTTCAACCAATCAAATCCAATGAAAGTTCATCTAACCCTCAAATCAGCAAACGCGAAAACCGGCCCAATCCCGGTTTCTACGTCATCGGCCGATACCTGCAGTGACGCTTGTCCATTCAAGAAAGACGGGTGTTATGCTGACTCTGGTCCGCTTGCGTTGCATTGGTCAAAAGTGACATCCGGTCAACGCGGTTTTGATTGGGCCGCTTTCCTAGGCAAGATCAAATCCTTTCCGGCCGGTCAACTTTGGCGTCACAATCAAGCGGGTGATTTGCCGGGTGTCGGAGACAAGATTGACGCAACCGCATTAGATGAACTCACAACCGCCAATGTTGGCAAGCGCGGTTTTACCTACACCCACAAGCCGTTGACGCCAGATAATCTGTCCGCTTTAAGGTCCGCCAATGAACGCGGTTTTGTTGTCAATCTGTCCGCCAATTCAATTGCCCATGCCGACACACTTGCCAAGCTTGGCCTTCCGGTTGCGGCCGTTGTCCCAAACGACAGCCCCGATAGGTTCACGACACCCGAAGGAAACCGCGTCGTTATCTGTCCGGCCCAACGTGTTGACGGGATATCCTGCAACACCTGCAGACTTTGCGCTAAGGGAAACCGGAGTTTCATTGTCGGATTTAAACCGCATGGAACGGGTGCAAAGCGAGTTGAGCGCATCACAACGTCCAATTGACGGAGTGCTTCAATCTATCGGCCGTCGGTAGGTTGACGCTTTCCTTCAATCCAAAGCATCAAATCATGAACAACAAATATCCAGAGTCTGAAATCGAGAAACTCGAATGCGCCTTGCGCCTTTTGCTGTCGGCCTTTGACAAGCAATTGACGGACGGACGGCGCGTCAATCAAACGCTGTCCATGGAAGCAAAGGAAGCTTTCCGTGGGCCGGTCCTAGGCGCGCGCATAGCTTTGCAATCCATTAAATCCAACGAATAAAACACCATGGCCTGTCTAAGTAAAAACGGAACGGAGCTTGCCCGTTTCAATCAATTGAAAGCTTCCTATTCGATCCGTTCGAATGGAAAGGTTCTCAAAAACGACGGTTTCGGATGGAAAGTCCTCCGTTTAAAGGAAGGTATCACAGTGGAAAACTTTCGCG